TTTTTTGTGGTGCTGCAGTGCGATTGTGCTTGCCCAATGTGGCCACTCCCGAATTGGCCAGAAGTCGTCTTGTCTTGTGAAATAGTTCCACAGACGTGACTCTCTTGCATCAAGGGCCCTTTCCATGAAATTTTTTTAAGTTTTTGTCCAAGTTAAGGTGTGGATTTGCTTTGGTATATAGGCTTTTTCACGCGGTTTGTTTTAGATGGAGGCACCCCGTGGACGTTCTCGATATCGTGGATCTTATTCCGGTCCTCGTGCTATGAGCATTTCAAGGAGTCGATCTAGATCAGCATACGGTGCTTTTGGTGGAGCAACAGCTAGTGGTCGTGCTGCGTTTCGTGCACGTTCTGCTAGGCGAGGAGTTGTGGCGCGACGAGCAAGGGCCATGTTGAACCGGCGAACAGCTGGTTTTCTTGGGATCGAGAAGAAATTCTATGATACCATGCTTGTGGCGACAGCTCTTGGAGCAGACACTGGAATGGCAGGTGGAGAGTTTGATCCTTCGGCTACGTCCATGATTTCTACTCCGGCTCAGGGAGATACTGAGCAGAATCGCGATGGCAAGAGAATTGTCATCAAGTCTGTTCAAGTTCGTGGCATTGTCACGACTGATGGACTCTCTGCGCAAGCAAATTTGAGCTCTGCCACTGCTTGTGAGGCTTTTGTCGCTTTGGTATTGGACACTCAGACCAATGGTGCTCAGCTCAACTCTGAGGATGTGTATAAGAATCTTCAGGCTCAGGCTTCTGGTGTGGCTCAACCTTTGAGAAATCTTCTTTTTTCGAGTCGTTTTCGCGTGTTGAAGGAGTGGCAGATGACCCTTAGGCCCAGTGTTGCATCCAACAATGCTTCTGCTACAACTATCTCTGTGAATGGAGATTTGCAGGAGTTTGAGGCGTTCATCCCCTTGGATTTGAATGTCAATTTCAACTCTGGAACGACTGCCTCTGTGGCGAATGTTATTGACAACTCGCTGCACATCATTGCATTTGCGTCGAGCACTGCGATGACTCCTAAGATCAGCTACAATGCTCGCATTCGATTCATGGGATGAATAAAGGCCAAAAGATGAATTTCATTCAGTCTTTCTCTTTTTGTATGTCTGCGGGCGGTTCTTCGGTTGCATAGCAGCCAGCATGTTTGCATATGTTCTGCACCAAGCAATCCTTTTTGTGGGGTCAAGCTGAGGGTAAAAATTGGCAAAAAACCATGCCAGGTCTCTGAACTCTTCATCGTCGGAAGAACTTTCCAGGGATGGTTCCCCAATTGCTTCGCTGTACATGGGTTCTTTCGCAGGCCATGGTCTGCGCTCCGCGAAGGCGTTTGAGCGGGTCAAAAGCTCCGGCTCGTCGTCTTCGTATTCTTCGTCCTCCATGGCTTCCTCTTCGTCGAACCTCAAGTGTTTCTTGGAGGTTGGGGAATAGTATACTTCCTCGCTGACATCGATGACTTGCTCTTGGTTCTGGGCCTCCTCCTCTTTGGACATGTTGCATGCACACCTCTTCTCAAAAAAAAATATTGGAGGTAGTGCTCGGACAAAATTTTTGTAGTCGAAAAGCGGCGCTTTTTTTTTCGTTGGAATTTTTAACTTGATGAGCTCCAAAAGTGAGGGAGCGACAATTCCTAGATTGCTAAGGGCCTAAATACTCCAAAAAAAATGTCCGGAGTATAGGGAAAAAATCGTGGTGCGTGAAACGCCCACGATCCGAAGTCCACCGTACAGTATTCCCGGTGGACTTCGGGTCACGAAGTGACCCAGATTTTAGCGAGTGTAGGGGCAGACCTGTCCCCGTGAACGAGCGTGCGAGCATGGCAGACGGTAGTGGTGCTCGCAATTTATGTTTTCGGGTGACTCTACCCGATGATCCTGCTTTGCAGGATGGTTATCCTCTTTTGGATCCTTCGGCTTGGCCGGATTGTTTGTACTGTGTCTATCAGCTTGAGATTGGCGATGAGACATCTCGTTTGCATTATCAGGGATATGCAGAATTCACTGGAAAAAAGCGCTATGGATGGGTTCAGAAAAATTGTGAAGGGATGGAAGGGGCCCATCTCGAGGTTCGTCGTGGAACGATGGAAGAAGCTAGAAATTATTGTCAGAAGGCTGAAACACGTCTTGATGGTCCTTGGGAGTGGGGACGTCCTAAACCTGGTCAAGGTTCTAGATCTGATATTCTTCACGTGAAGAGAGCTCTTGATGAGGGGAAGCCTATGACTTATATAGCAGACAATTTTTTTGGGACTTGGACGAGGGGTCATAGAGCTTTTAAGGAGTATAAGCGTATCAAAGCTCAGAAGCGTGATTGGGCTATGGAAATTATCTTGATTATAGGTCCTTCTGGTACGAACAAGAGTAGATATTGTCGTCAAAATTATCCAGATGCTTATTGGAAAGATGGAGCGAAATGGTGGGATGATTATGAAGGTCAGGAAACTGTTGTTTGGGACGAATTTTATGGGCATTGCTGCAAATATTCAGATTTATTGCGACTTTTGGATCGCTATCCAATGAAGGTTGAGACGAAGGGTGGATATGTTGAGTTCACTTCGCGTCGCATCATTTTTACGTCTAATCAAGAGCCGGAACAGTGGTACAATGCTGAGAGAACACATCAGATGGTGTGGGCTCAAAATCCTCTTAATAGAAGAATTCGAGAATTTGGAAGGATTCTTAGAACTGGTGCTGTTCATCAAGGTCCCCAAGTTCCGCAGAATTGGGATGGAATTGAGTATGTCGATTTGATGGCACCAGTGATTCGCCCTCCAGAGTTTATTTTTGTTCGAGATTTGGACAATCCTAATGAAGTTTTTTTTGAGTAATGGAGTGGTATCATCGCAATTATTTGGCGCGGAATAGATTTCGTGCGCCTTTTCGTCCGAGAGCCGGGAATTTTGGGGATCGGAATTTCAATCGTGATTATGGCTATTGGCGGAGACAGGTTGGTCGTCCTCAAAGGAGATTTGAGGCTCCTAGAATGGACAATGTTGCTCGTGCTAGGAGAGCGCCTTGGCGGAACAGGCAGCAGTTTGCTGCTGTTTATGGGGCTGATGCTGATTATGATGATTGGCAGCAAGCCCGTCGTTATCGTGCTGATGATCTCGATGATCCTGTTGTCTTTCGCAACATTGTGGCGGATCGTCGAATGATGTTTGAGGGTGATAGATATGATCTTCAACCCGAGGATTTGATCGCTATGGATCAAGTGGAACAAAAGAGGCAGATAGAGGAGATTGAGGATGCAGATCTTAATGATCGTGCTTTGAAAAGAATAAAGGCAGATGATGCTTGATTTAATCAGGTCTTCCTAGGATCATGTCGAATGTTCTAGATCTTTTGTCAGGATGAAAAAGGTCTCCTCTTCGCGCTTGAGCGATCATTCCGTTAATTTGCGAGACGGCGGAGTTATCGTAGATCCCTGCGATTGGATTTGGATGTTTATAGTCACACATGTAGAGCCAGGCCGCTGCTGTGTTTGGGTTGAGGCCGTTGAAGGTCCAGAAAAGGAAGATTCTGTAGCGGTCTCGGAATTTTTTGTGGTGCTGCAGTGCGATTGTGCTTGCCCAATGTGGCCACTCCCGAATTGGCCAGAAGTCGTCTTGTCTTGTGAAATAGTTCCACAGACGTGACTCTCTTGCATCAAGGGCCCTT